GCACAAACTTGCCCGGCCGGCGGGTCGGGCGCGGATAGTCGGGCAGCGACATTGCCGCCGCTTGAAGCAAGCCGAAGGCGGTAAGCGGGCTTCTGTCGATCAGCGCGGAAAGCGCGGCTGCGGCCTCGTGTGCCAGCCGGTCGATTTCTTCGATGTCGTCGCGTTCGTGGTGGCGCGGGACGTCGACTTGGGGTATGTTCGGACTCGCCATTGAAGCTTCCTTCTCGTTTGCCTCGGCCGCGCCCGCCAGCGCGCCGGGGTTTTGCTTTTCGAGCATGGTTCACCCCGCCCCTTTCTTCGTCGGACCCTCGGCCGCAAGCGTTTGCAGGTGCGCGTCGACCGCCTCTTCGACCCAATACAAGCGCCCGCCGAGTCGCAGCGGCTGCGGCAGGCGGCCCAGCGCCAGGTCGGTGTAGACCGAAGAGCGCGAGCGGCCGCCAAGCTTTTCGCGGAGTTGCCGGAAGTTCAAATATCGCACGTTGCACCTTTTTCGCCGTTTCAGGTGCTTTATAATGCGCGAATCCGTCCGGATTGAAAATGGCCAATTCGCGCCTTCAATTTCCCGCAATCCGTGGGCTAATTCGTTGATTTATTTGCAATCAGTCGCCAATTACGGGCCCGCAATTATGCGCAATGCGCCAATGCGCGCGGCCAATTTCGGGGGCTTGCTCACGGAATTGTGATATGCGGGGGCGGCCAAACCCCGCGGGGGCCGCGCCGCCCCCCGTGTCGCAATGTCGCGGAAGTCGCAGGGGGGGGGGCGGGCCGGATCGCGCCCTATGCCCGCGTCAGTCGCACCACCTGCCCGGCCCCGCCCGTCACGAAGGCCGCCGAAAGCCGATTGCGCGCGCGCATGCCCTGTCCACCTTTCCAGCCGCCCGAGTCTATCCCCCTAAATATCCACCCCAAGATGTTGGATACCCCGGACTGGTTAAGACAGTGCCGGACAGTCAGGTTCAGGAAAAGCATGGGTTTAGCCCGAGCGCCGGACATGCCCGCACAACATCTAGCAGATGTTAGATGCCCTTTTCCAGCACCACGCTCGGCGCGGAGCAACCGCTCATCAACAGCGAGTTGCTGGGCTATGGCCGCGATCCGCTGGCCCCGATCAAGGATGCGGTCACCGCTGACGGCGATGTGGTGGTGCCGATCGACGTCGAGAACTTCGGTCTCTGGCTGAAGGCGGCCTTCGGCCCGCCCACGACCACCGGCACCACAACGAGGACGCACACCTTCCAGTCCGGGAGCTGGTCACTGCCCAGCATGGCCATCGAGACGGCGATGCCGGAGGTGCCGCGCTATGCGATGTACACCGGCTGCGTCTGCGATCAGCTGTCTTGGCAGATGGCGCGGTCGGGCTTGCTGACCGCGACCGCCCGGCTGGTCGCGCAAGGCGAGAGCGTCGCGGCGGCGTCAGCGGCGGGCACGCCGACCGCGCTGGGCCTGCAGCGCTTCGGCCATTTCAACGGGGTGGTGAAGCGCAACGGCACGGCCTTGGGCAACGTCGTCTCGGCCGAGATCGCCTATGCCAACGGCCTCGACCGGATCGAGACCATCCGCAACGACGGCAAGATCGAGGGCGCCGATCCCGGCATGGCGGCGCTGACCGGCCGGATCGAGGTGCGGTTCGCAGACTCTTCGCTGGTGACCCAAGCCATCGACGGCACGGCCTGCGAGCTGGAGTTTGCCTACAGCCTCGGGGCGAATGCCAATTTCACCTTCACCGCCCATGCCGTCTACCTGCCGGTACCGCGGATCGAGATCCCGGGGCCGCAAGGCATCCAGGCCACCTTCGACTGGCAGGCGGCCAAGGCCACCAGCCCCGCCCGGATGTGCACCGCCGTCCTCGTCAACACCGTCACGGGATACTGACCATGATCCGCCTGAACCTCACGAACCGGCCCGAATGGCTGGACCTGCTCCCCGGCCTGCGCGTCCTGGTGGCGCCTCTGACCACCGCCCTGATGGTCTCGGCGCGCAGCGATGGGTCGGTGGCCGCACTGCCGGATGGAGCGACCACCGAGGAAGCCGCGCTCGCCATGGCCAAGGCGCTGGCGCGACGTACGATCCTGGAACGGGAGGGGATCGGCGATGCCGATGGCAATCCGATCGACCCGAGCCCTGAGGCCATCGACGCACTCATCGACCTTTGGCCCGCCTTCGAGGCGTTCCAGACGCTTTACGTCGCCAAGGCCCTCTTGCTGGACGCGGAAAAAAACGCCTCTGCGCCCTTGCCGAGTGGCACTTCGGCGGGGGCGACAGCTACTGCGCGGCCTGTGGCACAAGCTGTCCCGACTGCCCCGCAAAGCTGAATCAGCCGCTGACGCTAGAGCGCGAGCAAGTGTGGGACCTGGCGCAGCGCCTTGGCGGCCAGCTGCGCGTCATCCCCGGCGCGGTGATCGGCTGGGACATGGGGGCGGCGCTGGCGCCTGGCGCGGCCCTCGGCATTTCGCCGATTGCCATTGCCGAACTGCTGCCCGCCCTCGAGGCGGTGATGGTGCGCAAACTCAACGAGCAGATGAACTTGTCGACAAGGGACAGAATCAAAGACCCCGCACGTAGCGGGGTCTTTGTCGAGCTACACCCGGATAGGAAAATGAGCCCGAAACCGTGCCTTGCCGCGATGCCACTGGACCGAAGTCCTAAAGCTCTTGCACTCCTATCAAGCGCTCACCCGGAGAGCCGTGGTTGACCCCGCCGAGGGGTTTTCCGGGTCATTCAAAAGTTTGGTCATGATGGACCTCCTTTCTGATGAGCTTCGAAAATGAGGAATATCGAGGCCGCTTTCAATAGCCGACGAAAAGGAATCTCAGATGGCAGAGAAGCGCGTCAGCGTCCGCCTCGTGGCGGAGGGCAGCCGCCAGGTGCGCGCCGAGCTGGAAGGCATCGGCGAGGCTGGGACGAAGGGCTTCGGTCGGCTGTCGCGCGAGATGGAACTGGCCAACGCTCGGCTGGCGGCCTTCGCGCAGCGCGCGCGGATTGCAGCGGCGGCCGCGGCCGGGGCGCTGGTGGCAGCGGCCACGGCGGCGATCCGCTCGGCGCTTTCGACGGTCGACGCGCAGGCGAAGCTCGCGGCCTCGCTCGGCACGACGGTCGAGAGCATTCAGGTGCTCGAACGCGCGGGTGATCTGGCGGGCGTCTCGATGGGCGAGATCGAACGGGCCACGATCCAGCTGACCCGGCGGCTGAGCGAGGCGGCGGGCGGTACCGGTCCGGCGGTTCAGGCGTTGCGGCGGTTGGGGTTGACGGCGCGCGAATTGCAGGCGTTGCCGCTCGATCAGCGGATCGCAGCCATTCAGGACGCGCTGAATCGTTTCGTGCCGGAGGCGGAGCGCGCGGCGGTTGCATCGGACCTCTTCGGCGACCGCGCGGCGCTGGCGTTGCTGCGGATCGACACGGAAACGCTGCGGCAGGGCGGAGCCATTGTTCGCCATTGGTTCAAGAACAATGGCGGAGCGAGGACGTGCGCGATTTCGGCGTGGTGGTCTCGGACCAGGACGCCGACCAGATCGAGCGGACGAACGACGCGATTTCGCGGCTTGGTCTGATCTGGCGCGGCGTTTCCAATCAGCTGGCGGTCGCGGCGGCGCCTGCGCTCGAGGCGGTCGCGAACGCCATGGCAGCGGTGGCGCGCACGACCGGACCGCTCGGGATCGCGATCCGGACGCTCTTCGACAACCTCGGGCGGCTGGCCAGCTATGCCACGACCTTCGCAGCATTCATGGCCGGGCGCTGGGTCGCTGCGATGGCCGCGGCAGCGTTCTCGGTGAGCAGCGTGGCCACAGCGCTGGTGGTCCTGCGCGGCGCGCTGATCCGCACCGGCATCGGGGCGCTGATCGTGGGCGCAGGCGAGCTGATCTATCAGTTCTCGAAGCTGGTCGCTGGGGTCGGCGGGGTGGGCGAGGCGTTCCGGCTGCTCGGTGATCTCGCCCGCGAGGTCTGGTCGCGGATGGGGCTGGCGCTCGACGCAGCGCTCGCAAGCATGGGTGCCGGGTGGGAGGCGTTGAAGGCCGCGAACCTCGAGGCGCTTGAAGGCATCGTCGAGGGCGTGGTCAGCTTCGGCGACCGGACGGTGGCGGTCTTTCAGGGTGCCTTTGACGCGGCGGTGGCGATCTGGGGCAGCCTGCCGGGTGCGATCGGCGATTTCGCGTTTCAGGCGGCGAACAGCTTGATCGCGGGCGTCGAGTCGATGCTGAATGGCGTCGTCACGCGCATCAACAGCTTCATCGAAACCCTGAACGCGGCGCTCGCCTTGCTGCCCGAATGGGCCACCGGCGAAGGGGGCGTGCGGATCGGCACGCTCGACCCGGTGGAGCTCGGTCGCATCGGCAACCCGTTTGAGGGAGCCGCGACCGCAGCCGGTGCCGCTGCGGCGGACGCCTTCTCGGCTGCGCTGTCGCGGACCTACGTTCGCGCGCCCGATCTCGGGCTCGGCAGGATGGCCGAGGACGCCCGCGCGCGCGCCGGAGGTTATCGCGAAGCTGCGGGGATGTTGTCCTCCGCCGCAGCGCGTCCGCTGGCCAGTTGGCAGGCGCTCAAGGATGCGATGGCCAGATCCGATCAGGATGGCAGCGGAGCGCTTGCGAACGCTGCCGCCTCCGCGCAGAGGCTTGCGGATCAGCTGAACAATGCAGGCGGTGCCGGTCGGCAGGCGGGCCAGGACATCGCCGCCGGAGCCGAGGCGGCCGTCACCGGCTGGCAGGCCGTCACCGCGGCGCTTGCGGACTACGCCGCGAAGGCGCGCGAGATCGGCGGGGACATCGGCAGCGCGCTCGTAAGCGCGTTTCAGAGCGCCAAGAACGCCATCGGCGATTTCGTGAAGACCGGAAAGCTTGACTTCCGCGACCTCGTCACCTCGATGATCGCCGACCTCGCAAAGCTGGCCGCGCGGCGCTTCATCCTCGGCCCGATTGCGAATGCTCTTTCCGGTGCGCTGGGCGGCGCGGACGGCCTGTTCGCCTCGGTCCTGCATGCGGGCGGGGTGGTCGGCGCCCCCGGTCCCGGCCGGATCGTTCCGGCGCTGGCCTTCGCGGGCGCGCCGCGCATGCACGCGGGCGGCTGGGCCGGGCTGCGTCCGGACGAGGTGCCCGCGATCCTGCAGCGCGGGGAACGGGTGCTCTCGCGCAAGGAGGCGGCGCGCTACCGCCAGTCGGACGCGCAGACCGTCAACATCACGATCATGGCGCGGGACGTCGAGAGCTTCCGCCAGTCGCGGACGCAAATCGCGTCAGACATCGCCCGCGCGGTGTCGCTCGGGCGGCGGGGCATGTGATGGCCTTCCACGAGGTCCGGACCCCGGACACCATCAGCCGTGGGGCGCGGGGCGGGCCGGAGCGGCGCACCCAGATCGTCGAGCTGGCCTCGGGTGCCGAGGAGCGCAACGCGAGCTGGGCCAACGCGCGACGTCGCTACGATGTCGCCTATGGCATTCGCCGCGCCGACGATCTCGCGGCGGTCGTCGCCTTCTTCGAGGCGCGCAACGGGCGCCTGAACGGCTTCCGCTTCAAGTACTGGGCCGATTTCAAGTCCTGCCTGCCGTCGGGCACGCCCGCGCCGACCGATCAGCCCATCGGCACCGGCAACGGGTCGGCCACCCTGTTCCAGCTCGCCAAGCGCTACACCTCGGGCAGCCAGACATGGGTGCGGACCATCACCAAGCCCGTCGCGGGAACCGTCGCCGTCGCCCTGAACGGCACGCCGCAAGCCTCCGGCTGGTCGGTCTCGACCGCCACCGGCCTCGTCACCTTTACCACGGCCCCCGGCGCGGGCGTCGCGGTCACCGCGGGCTTCGAATTCGACGTCCCCGTCCGCTTCGACACCGACGCCCTCGACGTCACCCTCGACCTCGAACGCCTCGGCTCGATCACCGCGATCCCGCTTCTCGAACTCCGCCTCTGAAGGACCGCGCCCATGTCCGAACCCACGACCCTGCGCATGGACGCACTGGCCGCCTACTCAAGCCTTGCGCTTGCGCTGTCGGCGCAGGCCGGGGCCGCGATCTGGTGGGCGGGCACGCAGAACACCCGCCTGACCGCGCTCGAGACGCGGGTGGCCGAGCTTCGCTCGACCTCGCCGCTCTACCACCGCCAGATCGTCGAGGCCGACCGCCGCATCGCGGTCATCGACGAGCGGATCGCCAACATCCTCGCCCGGATCGAGGCGCTGACCGCCGCGCTGGAACGTCGCCACGGCGCCCCCTGATTTCCTGTAGGACCATCGTCATGCAGACCACCGACCGGGGGCTTGTGGCCCTCGTCCGGCACGAAGGCATCGTGCCCGGAGCCTATCTCGACATCAAGAACGTCTGGACCTTCGGCATCGGCCACACCGCCGCGGCCGGGCCCCCTGATCCGGCCACCCTGCCGCGCGGCATGCCGTCGGACCTCAATGCCGGGATTCGCATGGCCTTCCGGGTCTTCCGCACGGACCTTGCCGCCTGCGAGGCCGAGGTGCGTCGCGCGGTCAAGGTGCCGCTCGCCCCGCACGAGTTCGATGCGCTGGTGTCGTTCCACGACAACACGGGCGCCATCGCCCGGGCGACGCTCACGAAGGCGCTCAAAGCCGGCACTCGCGTTGCAGCCGCCGACGCGTTTCTGAACGGGCGGCGGCCGGCCGCGATCATCCCGCGCCGCGAGGCCGAGCGCGACCTCTTTCGCCACGGCCGCTATCCCGGCGGCACCATCCCGGTCTGTGCCGTGGACCGCGGCGGCCGCGTGGACTTCTCGCGGCCCATCCAGCGGCTGACCGGGAGGGAGGCGCTGGACCTTTTGCGCCCGCAGCCCGCGTCCCCGGCGCCTGCTGCGTTGCAACAACCCGTCCCCGCGCCGGGCTGGTGGCAGCGGCTCGCCACCCTCTTCACCCGAAAGGAAACGACATGAACTGGACCTTCGCCCGCGGCCTCGTCTATCTCGCCTGCCTTGCGGCCTCCGGCCTCGCCATGGCGGGGCTGGCGGATTTCGACCTGGCAACGGGAACCTTCGACCTCAAGCCCTTCAACCTCTACGCCCTGCTTGGCGCGGCTGGTGGTGTCGTCTCCTCGGCTCTGGCCTCGATCGCGCTCTGGCGCGGCTGGGGGCGGAAGTGAAAGCCCTCCCGCCCGCGCTGCAAGCCCATCTCGACGAGGGGACGACGACCCTCGCCTGGTGCTGGCGGATCGCCCGGGCCGATGGCACGATTTTCGGCTTCACCGACCACGACCGGACGCTGTCGTTCGACGGCACCGCGTTCGAGCCGGAAAGCGGGCTGACCGCCTCCGAAGTGCGCTCGGGGTCGGACCTGTCCGTGGACGCGCAGGACGCGCAAGGCGTGCTGTCCTCCGACCGGATCACCGAGACCGACATCCTCGACGGTCGCTGGGACAATGCCGCGGTCGAGGTCTGGCGGGTGAACTGGACCGACACCAGCCAGCGCGTGCTTTTGCGCCGCGGTGCCATCGCCTTCCCGTCTTCAATGATGTCGTGAACACCGATCTCGCTTGAGGCTTGTCCTCACGGAACGCCCCGCTGTTCGTTGCAGTCGGGGAATGGCCGGCGGCGTGCGACGCGGCTGCCGTCGCACCGGGCGCATATCTTGGAAGGCCGCCCGTCCGCGCGTCCCCGGGCCCGGCAAGCCGCAGCGACCTCGTCAAGGTCGAGGCAAGCGATCTTCCGATAGCCGCGACCTGTCCATGCGCCGTCGCTGACGCCAGCGCGAGATATTGTGGAGCACGTCGCGCGATGAAGCACGACGTAGTCGGCATCAGGTGTCGCCCGCACGTTCAAGACCCAGCCGTCCCGATGACGGTCCAGCCAGTCCAGGTATCCTCGGTCGTCGTTCGTGAAGACCCGCATGATCGAAGGGTGCGCGCTTCCGGACACGCCGTAAAGCGCCGTCCTCGCGCACCAGCCTGCGCGTCCCTTGCAGTCTGCAAAGGCGAGCACGCGCTGGTCGGGCCTTCCTCGTCGGTGTTCGCCTTTCTGTTCCCTCCACGCTGAGTTTTCGCAATGGCCACGCTTGTCCTCGGCGCCGTCGGTTCCGCCATCGGCGGGGCCATCGGCGGGTTCGCCGGCGCCCTCGGACCGGTGGCGGGTTCCGGCTCACGCCTCGGCTTTTCCGGGGCCGCCATCGGCGGGTTCATCGGCTCCACCGTCGGCACGGCGGTGGACAGCTGGATCGTGTCGTCGCTGACGCCGCCGCAGCGGGTCGAGGGCCAGCGCCTCGACAGCCTGCGGATCACGTCGTCGACCGAGGGGGCGGTGATTCCGCGCCTCTACGGGCGCATGCGCATCGGCGGCAACATCATCTGGGCCACGGATTTCCGCGAGGAGACCAGGAGCGCCACGCAGGGCGGCGGCAAGGGCGGCGGCGGCGGCGGCCCACGCGTGGAGATGACCGAATACCTCTACTACGCCTCCTTCGCCGTGGCGCTTTGCGAAGGCTCCGAAGCCGGTCCCGGAGGGACCATTCTCTCCAGTGGAGAGAATGGAGGCGAAGGAGGCCCGGCAGGGCGGGGAGTCACCGGCGTCGGGCGCATCTGGGCCGACGGCAAGCCGCTCGACATGACGGGGATCACCTGGCGCTGGTATCCGGGCAATGAGACCCAGACGGCCGACTCGTTCATCACCGCGAAGATGGGCGCCGCCAACACCCCCGCCTATCGCGGCACCGCCTACGTCGTCTTCGAGGAACTGCCGCTCGCGACCTACGGCAACCGCCTGCTGCAGCTGTCGTTCGAGGTGTTCCGGCCGCTGGCCGACCCGGATACGGCCGAGGGGCTGGTCAAGGCGGTGACGATGATCCCGGCGGCGGGCGAATTCGTCTATGCCACGGAGACCATCTTCAAAACCGACGGCGGTGCGGGCGCGCCAGCGCGGACCGAGAACCTGAACGCTCTGCCGGATCAGACGGATATCCTTGTGTCGCTGGACCGGCTGCAGGCGATGGCGCCTGCGGTCGAGAGCGTCAGCCTCGTGGTCGCCTGGTTCGGAAACGACCTGCGCGCGGGCAATTGCCAGATCAGGCCGGGCGTCGAGCTGGCGACCAAGGCCACGAGTCCGAAGGTCTGGACGGTGAACGGAGTGACGCGGGCGAACGCGCATCTGGTGAGCAGAGATGCTCAGAATCGCCCGGTCTGGGGCGGCACGCCCGCGGATTTCGCGGTGGTGCAGGCCATCCGCGAGATCAAGGCGCGGGGGCTGAAGGTGACCTTCCATCCGGTCATTCTGATGGACGTGCCGCCCGGAAACACGCGACCCAACCCCTACTCGAACAACGCGGCCGGGGTGGGACAGCCGGTTTTCCCTGGCGCGGCCGGATCACCTGCTCCCCGGCAGCAGGCTACGCCGGGACCGCCGACAAGACCGCCGCTGCCGCGACGCAGGTCTCAAGCTTTTTCGGTGCAGCGGCCCCGGCCCAGTTCTCGGTGACGGGCGAAACCGTCAGCTGGACCGGCCCCACGGATGAAGGGGCCTGCGCCGGATGATCCTGCACTACGCGCATCTCTGCGCGGCTGCCGGCGGCGTGAACGCTTTCCTGATCGGGTCGGAATTGCGCGGCCTCACAACGATCCGCAGCGCGACCTCGACCTACCCGGCGGTGGCAAGGCTCGTCGCCCTCGCGGCGGACGTCAAGGCGATCGTCGGCGCGAACTGCAATGTCTCCTACGCGGCGGACTGGTCGGAATACTTCGGACACCACACCAGTGACGGCTCGGGCGACGTCCATTTCCACCTCGAACCGCTCCGGGCCTCGCCGGACATCGCCTTCGTGGGCATCGACAACGACATGCCGCTGTCGGACTGGCGCGACGGGTTCGATCACCTCGACGCGCAGGCTGGCTGGCCTGCGATCCACGACCGGGGTTACCTGCAGGCCAACATCGCGGGCGGCGAGGGCTTCGACTGGTTCTATGCGTCTGACGCCAACCGCGTCGCGCAGACGCGCACCCCGATCACGGATGGTGAGGCGGGGAGCGCCACCGGTCCGAGCGACCCGCCGAACGCAGGCAAGCCCTGGGTGTTCCGCACCAAGGATCTGCGGGCCTGGTGGTCGAACCCGCATTTCAACCGCCCGGCGGGAGTGGAAATCGGCACGCCCACCGCATGGGTGCCGCAGTCCAAGCCTGTCTGGTTCACCGAATTGGGCTGCCCCGCCATCGACCGGGGCACCAACCAGCCGAGCGCGCGCTTCGATCCGAAGTCGTCCAAAAGCTCCTTCCCGTATTTCTCCCGCGGCTGGCGCGACGATGCGATCCAGCGCGCCTACCTCGAGGCCAGCTACCGTTGGTGGAGCACCTGGGCCAACAACCCGCTTTCCACGATCTACGGCGGCCGGATGGTTCGTGTCGCCAGATGCGCCGCCTGGACCTGGGATGCCCGACCTTAGCCGTTCTTTCCGGAACTGACCGGCGTCTGGACGGACGGCGCGAACTGGCGGCTCGGGCACTGGCTGACCGGACGGCTCGGCGCGGTGTCGCTCGCCGCGCTCGTTCGCCACCTTTCCTCACGCGCCGGGCTGCCCGAGGCGCTGATCGACGTCACCGGCCTCTGGGGTTCGCTTGAGGGCTATGCGATCAGCGCGCTGGAAAGCCCCCGAACCTCGATTTCCACGCTGGCCCGCCACTTCGGGTTCGATGCCGTCGAGACGGAGGGTGGGATCCGCTTCCGTCCACGCGGCCGCGCCGCGCTCGCCACGCTGGCCCTCGACGATCTCGTCGCCAGCCGCGAGGGCGAGGCCTTCGAACTGACCCGCGGCCAGGAGACCGAACTGCCGCAGGCGCTGAAATGGCAGCTTGCCCGTGCCGACGAGGACTATGACGCGGCCCTCGTCGAGGCGCGGCGCATCACCGTGGACACCACCCGCATCGCCTCCGAAAGCTTCCCCCTGGCCGTGTCGCCGGAGGGTGAGGCAGGTTGCGGCAATGGCGGACAGCGCGCACCCGGCGACCTGACCATCCGTTGGACGCGTCGGTCGCGCGCGCTGGTCGCGGATGCCTGGGAGCAGGTTGAGGTGCCGCTCGCCGAAGACATCGAGGGGTATGACGTCCAGATCCTCGATGGCTCGGCCGTCAAGCGCACGCTGTCCAGCAGCACGACCTCCGTGCTCTACACCGCCGCCCAGCAGACCGCCGATTGGGGCGCGCCGCCCGGGCCCGGCCAGACGCTGGCGATCCGCATCTACCAGCTCTCGAACCGCCTCGGCCGCGGCACGCCCGCAGCCGTAACCCTCCAGTTCTGACAGGAACCCCCATGTCCGACACCACGACCCATCCGGGCCTGCCGTATCTGCTGGCGGCTCGCTCGCCCTGGCCTGCCGGGGTGGACGGACAACCGACTGTCGGCTTGGGGATGGCCCCGCGCCGCGCAGGCCCCGGGCCGGAGGTCGGCCCGGGGGCTTCGGGTGTTCAGAAGATCCGGCGGGCGAGGTGCCTGAGGCCGTCGAAGATCTCTTCCACAAGTTCGATCGCCAGGATCAGCGCCAGCAAGACCGCGCAGATCGTCAGGACCGGCATCAGAAGGCCCCGGTCCTGCCGGCTCTGCCCGGCCTCGTCGGGGGCGGGGCCGCCGTCCCGCAGGGCCGCCCAGGCGGCGGCAATCCGTGCCTGCAGGCGCTCGAACGCCGAGGGTTGCGCCAGCCGCGCCTCGATCCGGTCGAGGCGCGCCGTCAGCGCGGCGATGCTCTTCCGCAGGGC